ATCCGTTGCAAATTGCCGCTGCGCGAAAAGCAATGGACGACTTTGAGTTAAGCTCGGCACGAACAGCCGAAGCTATTGCGTTGGTAAGTCAAAAACTTTCTGCAATATCAAACACTGCGGAGATGTTTCAAGACGCGTGGACAGAAGCTTTTGCAAACATAACGAACAACGCAAGTACCACTGTACTGGGATTAGTGCAGAGTCTAGACGATTTCAATAGAAAAATGCAGCAGCAGCTAGAGGATCAAGATCTTCAGTTTGGCCGTCAGATCTTTGACCTCAAGCAAGCGTTTATCGACGCGGCTAGAGAAATTGCCACGCAGATTCCCGGCGAGATGGCTAAGGGTTACACTGCGGTAATGACCTACCTTGCAGAACAGTCAAGAGCAGAAGCATTGATGCTTAGTGGTAATTACAGTGAAGGCGAAGCACAGACATTTGCAAACATGAATCGGTTAGGCGATGCGCTATATGGATCGGCTGACTCGGATGCAAAGCGCGCCTTTATGGCTAGCTTAGAGGCAAACATCCCTAAACGGGATGTGACTGCCACCGGTGTGGAATTACCGTCAAACGGTATAGCTGCAGCACTTGCTAAAGTTAATGGCAAGTGGGCGCTGCGTGTGCTAACTATAGGCAACAGCACCGATCAGGAAGATAAGCCGCTCGTTGTGCCTGAAGACGATGGCCGTCCAAGAGGTATTTTTTCACGCTAACAACAGTTGATCTTTACTTAAAAATAACGTATACTAAAGGGTGGGGGATTACATCCCCTGCCCTTGGAGGTTTATGACATACACAATTAATCCAATCTATTTAAGCGGCTACTTAGGAACTACTGCGTTTAGAACTGATTTAAAAGCAACTTCGGTACGCGAAGCTATTGCAAACGTTGGAGAGCGACTTGATGCTGTTGACGGAGCGGTGAGCTACTTGCACCGTGCGTATAAGCGGCAGTGGGATATAATGTGGGATCTGGTAATTTACTCGGGCTCGGTTACATACCCGTTAGCTACAGTGCTCGGACTTAAACGTGTATACACGGCACTAGCATTGAGCGGCACCGCTATGGTGTTCGGTATGGACGGAGTCGAGTACCAAGTAATCCCCGATATGAACACGTGGTCTGCAGAATTACGGGCAAACAATGTATCGCTTACTAGCATTCCGTATTACTCAGTGTCGTTCAAGGTGATCGAGATATGAACTACCTGCTATCGTACCGTGTCTACATTGCACCCTTGGGGGAAAGCTTGGACGTCGCATCAACTGCACCGTCGTATCCGTTCCCGCCTTCACAGTACTTGCTACCGTCTAAGGTAGTACAGGACGTGACTATTTCACACAGTACGAGCATTGATTACGGCGCGGGTATTACACTGGGAGTGACTTCCCCGCCTACAGCAATGCTAATGCTAATTAAAAACAATTTAACGCAAGTAACATCACGCACATACAATTGGCGTATGGCAACGGTCAAGATTTACTACTCTATTGATTCGGTAAATTTCTACTCAGCGTTCAACGGATTCCTCGAAACACGCGGAGAGGAACTAAACGGTATTAGCTACAAAGCCTGTGGATTTATACGTTACCTTGATTACTACAAGCACTACACGCCTCTTTGGAGAAACAAAGCTGCAGCTACGTACGTGCCCGATCCACCGCAGCCATGGTCTACCGCGGTTAGTGGTCAATGGGGTGAGCTGTACCGTAGTCAAGATCCAACGACTCTGTCAGGATCCTACACAGGTACAATGAACAGTATTTTTTGGTTAATGGGCGGACGCCCGTATAAATACAAAGAACAAACAGTGCGAAGTGCTGAAAACGTACGATTTTGGTACGATTGCGACCATGCTCCGATTGTACCTAACTTTACATGGCTCAATCAAGAGAACGTGTTTGACGATCTTGTATCGTTGTCTGCAGCGACAGGCGGTCAAATAACACAGACACCCGAAGGCGTGGTAAAGTATATTAATCCGCATTCATTTGCAAGTGCACCTAAGAATATAACTATCACCGACAGTATGTTTCGCTCTTTGTCTGTCGATGAGGAATCAATTAATACCTACGGTAAGGTAGTAATTACGTTCTCAGCGCGTTATCTCGGGGCCAACAAAGCGGTGCTTGATGACCCCGTGGGTAAGTACCTTGTGTACAACGAAGAGTACTCTCACGACGTAGAATTTCCACAACCCGTTGATCGACTTACGAACAACACGTACTACGGATCAGGCATCTCGTTTGGTGCTAGCGGTGGGTACTTCGGTATCGATGAGTTTATCGACTCGCGGGACTTCGTGCGTGCTGTTGACTACACCGGCGAAACAGCCACAGTTCAATTAAAAGTTCCGCGACTTACTGCACTGTATTTTCCAAAGAAACGTTACACAACCACATCAGGGTGGGTAACCGAGCAGGACGTGACTAAGACTCCCGGCCAGTTTATGACCTTAGTTGTTAAGAACAACGATCCTGTGCGTTCACTTTACTTAGCACACATCACGTTGTTCGGTATACCTGTAGCCGCTGGAGAACCGCAAACGATCAAAGTAGATATTCCGCTGCAGTTTTCAGGCTTAGTAAACGCGGGCGTTGTACCCAGTGGGTTTAGAGAAGTGCGTGTAAATGAAAACCCATACATTCAGTCAAAAGATCAGGCAATGCGATTAGCCAACGTGATAAAGTATTTACACAAACGCCCACGACCAGTAGTTCGAATTGTGGATTTAGTTTACAATCCATCTTTAGTGTTAAACGATGTAATTACTCTAAACAGCTTAGCTTACAATCTGCAAGGTAGTTACAAAGTTGTAGATATTGTAATTAAAAAGACAGGCGCGTTCATGGACGTTGGTTTAGTCGATGTAAGCGACATTAAACAGCGAGATCAGTTTTTTGTGGTGGGTAACGCCTATGCGCCGACTGATACAAAAAATTTATCTTGGTAGGAGAAACTTATGATTTTTGCGTTGGCGGACGTGCCATCTGTGTACAACGGTCAAGAAGTTTCCGCGCAGGATTTAAATAATTTTGCACAGAACACTGAAATTTTAGATCAAATTGTGTATGGGTCCACGCCATTGTTTTTGTCTAGTTGGAAATTAGCGCCGCCTATGTTTTACTTAACACGATTTGTTGCTGCTGACAAACAAGTAGTAAGTGAACCGATTACTAATCCAGATGGGTCAGTAACTCCCGGTGAGTACATCGCTCTTACTGGTAAACCAGAGATAGAGGAGATTGACACGTGGCGTGGCTCCTTTATTTACAGGGAAGGTATGCACACGCTTCGTTTGGGGTTTCAAACATTTCCTATGATCGAAGCCAGCACGTTGCCAGTGAACAAAGTAGCACTCCAAACTGGAGCAGATTCAGTCAGCCTGTTCCTTGTGCTTCGTTACACGGATGTCCCTATAAACGAGTTAATTAGCAACGCAACGTACAAAAAATACGTAAGATCGTGGGTGTACTGGAGCTCAGTTAAGTCCAAGTACAAACAACCTCACAATGCCGCGCTAAACTCATACTCGTTTACTGACGCGGCCACATCGGAGTGGAGACCGAACACAATTAATCCAAACGTTGAGGGTAGTCCGCAGCAAGTCGATGGGTATGCTGAGTATAAAATTGACTTGACTCAATTTAATTTTGTACAAGGTGAAATTGTTACACTTAAGTTTAAAATTGCACTACGTGATCGCGCGCAAATTGTTGGTTTGGACGGTAGGCGATTTTACTTTTCGATGGTTTACGCAAACATAGATCACGATCTCTACGAAACCCCGTGGGTTAACTTACCTACAATCACAGGATTAGATCAACTTAGTACAATGGTAAACAATCAGAAACACTTAGTTACGTTTTTTAAAAAATACGATAGTCCTGTACGTGCAAGTATTTGGGATCAAGTACTTAACGGTACCAGTGCTTTTCCTTTGTATGTTGCAGACGATGTGTCCTTCCTTAGTTCTTGGGGAGTTTATAACGCTGCTGAGCTTAATTACTTTAATTTATACGCACAAGAGGCGCGTTACTACACACAAAAAAACTTTAAAGTACACGACACGGTGACTGTTTCGTTTTTAGTTAACGTTAACTCAAAAACAGCTTTTACTTTACAAGGCATACTTTCCGACACAGTAACCAATGCCATGTCGTATCGACTTCCGTATCGGGCACTGGTGCCTACTAAACCTGAGTTAGCGACGTGGGATGCTAAAAATCCCGGCATTGCTCCTTTAGCCGCGCAGTCGTCTGATTATGTCGGCTCGGCTGACATGTCGTCACAAATATCACGACAAGGGCCAATTCACAGTGTCGGTAACCGTACAGTAACCGACCCGAAAAAAGGCACTACCGCAACGTATAGTGGAGTACTAAACATTACCGGTGTCACTGTACGGCCTGTAGGTAACGCAGTGCCTATTTCCGAGACAATGTTTTTAAAAAAGACCTCGTTTTTTAGTACACCGTTTTTTGGTGGATTTTACTTTATCCGCCCTTCTCCGATAGATGGCGGCGTAACCTACTACAGCGCTAAGTCGGGTTTGGTATTAGGTACAAGTACTAAATTTTTTTACGGCCCCCGTACGGGCAAGGTTGATATTGCAACCGGTACGTATTTCGATCAGTTTAACTTTACGTTTGTACCGCAAACAAGTTATTCAGGCCGCTACTATCCGGGTGTTTACGGGACGGTGCTGAGTGGACTAGATAATCACCCGGTTAGTTACCTTACAGATGATCCAACGGCCTACACCGACTTTAGCATAGACATACAAGAAAGCTCACAAGGCACGCCGTTTAATAAGGGCAGCTACATATCAACCATACGCATTGCAGAAGTTTCAAAAAAATCTTCTGGTTTCGTAGTAAGTAATTTTCCCCGTTATGAGAGTTTTGAGGAGACAACTTATTCAGGACTGCTCAGTACGCTAAACGACATGAACACGAAGCTTAATCAGATTAAAGAAGCAATCTACTTAACCGACGTCTACCGCTACGTACCGGTATTTTGGGCAAAGCCGCAAAGCATGCTTAAAGAGTACGAGCGCCTTAGAGTAGGAGGTAAAAATCCAGACGCACTCCGTATCGGACGGCTTGAAGAGTTAACTGTCTACCTTAGTCAAACGCGTCAGACTGATTACTTGGTAGTGCGCGGCAAAGATATTACTATTGGTTGGGGTGGCTTCAACAAATTGTACCGCGATAATCCTACAGAAATGTTTCCAGCCCCACTTCAGTTCGAGTTCGCTAACTCGCAGTCACTTACAGGGGCAACGTTGGAGACAGTCATTATTGGATTTGCCTCTTTGGCCGGACTTCAATACGGCGAACGCTATTATTTAACCGGTGACGTATACTATGCGGCCGAGACAATGGGAGTACCATGAGTAAGATAACACCGCTACCAAGAATTGACAGAGACTATCAGAAGAATCTTAAATTTCCAGACATAAACGATTTTTTAAAAGACACCTCTTACTTAGAGGTAACGTCGGCGCTGCAGGATAATCAGTCACACGTAGTGCTGCAGCCAAAACCAAGTAACAGTGTGCCTCCCGTGCTTATGCAAAACTTTATTGTAGACGGTGTCAAGCGGTTGTTCTACATGACGCCAATTGAGTTTTACGGGTACAACCCCGATCTGGAATCAGTAGAGCGCGCAGAACTTACTGTTGAGTTCTTAGAAGCAACCGTACCACGAAAAGCACAGCTACTGTATCGCGGTGACGGGGATGATCGCATCGTTACGCTACCGGGTCAACGAGCTGCGGGCAACGGTGACAATCTTTACAACTACAAAATTCAGTTAAGCGTAGCTACAGTTGAGTCAATTTTGACTTGGGTGTTTAACACACAAAAAACGCTAGCGCAGGGATACTATGCCGGTGACTATCGCAATCTGCAACAGTTTATTGATAGCGATTTTTACACGATGGCGGTACCGGTTACCTTTAGAATGTATTATTTTAACGCCACTGAGGCTGCAGTAGTGTACAGCACATCGCTAGCGTTTGGATCGTTGACTACAGTGCTGAGATCTAGCCTGACCGCTACATCTGCCACTGCGTACCCTTACGTGTACAGTCCGGGAGATTTCGTTTCCTACCGGCCAACAAAAGAGTATTTGACTCTTAAGGCTACGTTTGCTGCACCGATTACATCGGATGCACTTTGGCTAACAGCCACACTCAGTGGTGTCGGCACAAACGCATCTGAAAAAATAAATGTGATTGGAGGTGCGCTTAACGCTCGCACGAGTTTGTTACGAAACGTTGTGGCTAAAGGAGTGAACAGCGGTTACTCAACGTCCTATCCAACAGTCAGCTTTACTTACTCGGCAAACTCAGAAGCGTTTACGGGAAATGCATCAATCTCGGGAGCAGCGCTAACCAGCTTTACACCGGTAAAATTCTTACCTTTAGTGCACTCACTTAAGATAATTGATTACTTTATTGGCCACCCTACCACAATCTTTACTTCTACTAACGGCGGCGTTCCCGCTGACTCCTCGAACTTTCACGTAAAAATAAGTTTTACCACACCTAAGAACGTGATAGATGCTACTCAAGAGAAAACTTTTATGTTGGAGTTTATACAGCCCGACAATCCAAAGACTGAGACTTATGATGCTGTGGGCCAAGTGTCCACAACAGTGCAAAAGACAAAGCTGATGATCCGCGGTTCTTTGCCCAATGCTGCAGTTGGCATAAGCAGAACAGCGCAGTACGAAAGTTCCTACACTGCTGCTAGCGGTACTCTAGGGTACATATACAAATCCGCTTACTTTGATGAGACTGGTGGAGTCTATAACTGTGTTGTTCAAAAGATATTTAACGAAGCGCGCAACGAGGCAGCCTACAGTCACATAGATTTAAGCAAATTTACAGCTACGCTTACGCCGGTAAAATCCGCTTCTGCGATCGAGGATGCCTACGTGCTGTCCATTAAGTGGGACGAACCGAACGTTGCACAAGCGCTTTTCCTTACCGCCGAGCTACCCATAATTCGATTGCATTTCGGTGATTTTATGTATCAACTTTATGCACAAGCAACATTTACTAAGAGCATCGCTGATAACTACACACGAGTAACTAATCCATTCTATTACTACTCAGATACAAACCGCACCCTGCGATGGTATCCACGGATGGCTTCCGTACTCGTAAACGGTGCTCCGTTAGCGGGGCTTGTCAAGGGTGGTGTGACCGCGCTAGATGCGACTACTGTATCAGTTCCGGCTACTGCTAACTTTTTTAAACTTGCGCTAACCGTCGATCAGCAGGTTTCAATTGCGTATGTGATGCGCGTTTACTGCCGTGGTTATTTTGATAATCCACTGCTACTACTTAGTAAAGCACCGATTTTAAACAGAGACGCAAAAGGATTTAGAATACCTTACATTAGGTTACCCTCTAACAGCAGTTCGGCGGTGTTAGCTAGTGCGTTGATCAGCGCCTTTACAACAATACTAACTAAAAGCACGCTTAATAACTTAAACAGTACGTTGAACAAAAGCCCGCGTTCCTACTTTCTAACTAACTTAAAGTTAGTTACGCTTGCCGATAAGTCAACATACTACACTTACTCGTACACGGGTGCTAACGTACCTCAGTGTGACATCGGTTTTTATTACGACAAAATTTAAGGAGTACCTATGGCAATAACCGATTACATAGACGATCTGAGCAGCAGCAAAGGTTCTGTGTCTTACCTCGATAGCAGTCCGCGCAGACAGGTTCAGTTACCTTTGGGCATTTCTTGGTACACCGGCTCGGGTACGACAGACCCTAATGATTTATACACTGACGATCCGTCTTTGTACTTTGTGTACTCAGGTGGTTGGCATCAGACGGCCATCACTTCGCAGGTGCGCGATCGCTACAACGGCGTCACTATTACTCTTCTCGAGGGTGGGCCAATTCAGCTGTACATACAAGCTGCCGACAGCGTGTTCAGTTTTGTTCAAAACTTTTACGGCGCTCCGTACACCACCTCGGGAGACGCTGGTTCAGAGGAATTAATTCTTAGCACGTACTATCCGACTACTCCGGTAGATCCAGAATCCTTGGCCGTTGAGGTACCGAGCCCGGGTACATACAAGGTAGTTTTTCCGCACGCCACGGACTCGCAGGCGTTCGTAGTATCACACTCGGGTGTTGGTTCGTACCGTGTCAGTCAGATCATTCCTCGTCGCGCTGTACAAGCGTATGACATCGACGTGAACTCTATCAAAGCTTATCACGTAACTGCAGAGCTTATCGATACGATCTCATTGCGGGTAAGTGACAGCATTGTAGTTGGGCCCGATCTAATCGGTGATAAAAGCATCGATGGTTCTAAAATTGTAGACGGTACGATCTCCGGTATCTTGATGCGTGATGGTACGGTGACCGGTAACAAGATACTCGCCGGTACAATCAGTGGTGAGTTGATTGCTGCGGGTACTATTACTGCCAACAAATTATCAGTAAATCAACTAGACGCAGTAGCCGCAAACATGGGCACACTCACGGTTAACAGCGGTATTACTATAGGTACCGAGGGATACTTGTGGGCCGGTGCTGGTTCAGCTAGCGCACCAACGACTGGCCTTAAAATATACACCACCAGCGGTATCAGCAGATTAACTACATTTTCAGGGGGTATTGCTCAGGTAGACATCGGTAGCGACGGTGCGTTGACGGCTGGAGCTAACAGTGCAGTAAAACTTTACTCAGGTGGTTTGAATTTTACCTCACCTTACACCTCTGCACCGAATTCGAACCCAAATAGATACTACCTCGATACGCCAGCTTTAGCTAATAACTCTAGCATTACACGTTGGAAAAGTACAGCATATAATAGCACAGCACAGGGGCAGGGTGTTGCCGGATATACAGCGGGTTTTTATCAACCCGCCTCCAACAAAGTTTACATGGTGACTCAGGCGGGAGGTAATGTTGAAGGGTGGACTAGCGGGTATGCTGCTCCCTACTCGAATAACGCTCAGAATTGGATTACTGCTTTTTCGAAAAATAACTCTGATATAATCTTGTACTCAGAGGCTGCGTTTGAGTATACTTCATCAATTAATTTGAGAATACACGCTGAAAATGACGTAACTTCCTTGACCCTTAATTCTTCGCCGGGAGAGATGCAGCCCAAGACACTTTTTGCTGTAAACGACAGCGTATATACAGAGCCTACTGCCGATATTAATGCGAATACTACAATCTCAGGAGCATTAAACGTACTTAGTAATTTTGGTGTAAACACAAATAAGTTTACTGTTGCCTCAGCTACAGGAAATACGACGACTTCGGGTACCATATCGGCTTCAAATTTATCGGGAACTAACACCGGTGACCAGACCCTACCTGTTTACGGAGATGGTGCAGACGGGGCAGTTACTTTTGACGGCTCCTCAGCCTACAGTTTTGCAACGTACTCAAGCACAATTTATACATTAACAAGAGATGTCTGGGCAACCACAATTAGTGTTTCTTCAGGTTATACAGTAATTACCGCGGGGTATAGACTTTTTGCTACAACTTCTATTAATGCAGCGGGAAATATTCACAACAACGGTTCAAATGGTTCGGGCGCAGTAGCAGGCGCGGGCGGACTAGGTGGATTCTTTAAAGCAGGTGGAGCAGGAGCTGCGGGCTTACTCGCTGCTTCAGCGGGTGCAGCTGGGACTGCTCAAGCAACACCAACGGCAAACACTTGGGTTGGGGGTGTTGGTGGTAGGGGTGGTCAAGGTAGGCTAAATAACATAGGTTTTAACGGGGGGCAGATTGCTCCTACTAATGCGACAAACCCCGCAAATGCGGACGGAGGTTCTAAAGTCACTTCTAACTATGTAAATTATCTAACAAGGTACGTGGTTGGTGCAACTAATTGGCAAATGACCCCCTCAATCGGAGGTGGTGGTGGTGCCAAGTCAGTTACCGGAACTGCTGCTACCTCAGGCGCGGGTGGTGGTGGTGGCGGTATATGTTTTGTTGCCGCGCCCGTAATTACGGGTAGCGGAACTATCTCAGCAAACGGTGGTAGCGGTGGAAATGCTGCAGGAACAGGTGGGAGTTTTGGCGGTGGAGGTGGTGGAGGTGGTGGAGTCGTGTGTGTAATTGCGAAAACTTCTGCAATAACCCCGACAGCTACAGGGGGAACTGGTGGAACATCAGTTTTTGGAACAAACGGGACACTGCCCGTAGCTCACGCTTCAGGAACAAATACGACCGCTACACAAACATTAACTATAACTCCAACACATACTTTATCTAAAGGTAAGCTTTACCTAATAACTGTACACTTAAATGTCGCTGCAGGGCTCGGTGGTTCAGGAGTTAATAGCATAACGGGCTATGGAATAAACTGGTATAATCTTAGTGGTTCAAGAGTCGAGTATTCAACTATCGCTGCTCCTACAAGAGCTCAAGAAACTTGGTACGGATTTTACAGCGGAACCGAGCCTGATTTAGTTGATAGTCTAGATATTGTTATAAACTTATCCAACATTAACACGGCAGCAAGGGCGATTATGGACGAAATTTCGGGTTTAGAGCTTAGTACCGCCATAACAGGCAATATTGCAACTAACGCAACTAACTCGGCAACAACACTTACGACCACACTGGTTACAACACCAACGACGGGAAACATGGTGTACTCCGTTTTTACAAGAAGTGGCGGGACTGCCCCTGTAGCAGGAGCCGGTAACGTATTATTAAACAATCAAGCAGTAGCCCCGCAAATTACAAGTCAGGTATCAAGTGCACAACAGGCAAACGTACAAACTCACACAACCGCAGCGGCAGTCGCGGGATTTTCTGTAGAACTTACGGCCTCGATTGCCGGAGCTAGTGGCTCTGATGGTTGGGCTGGAAAGGTGATTAGAATATATGGATAAACAAACACAAGACAAATGGAAGAACATAAGAAGCAACCGGAACGGACTTCTTTCGCAGACCGACTGGACACAGCTGGCTGATGTAGACTTAACTTTTGAACTAATCGAAGCAATGCAGGTGTACAGGCAAAAACTAAGGGACTTAACAAAGGACTTTAACAATCCTGACGATGTAATATTTCCGGATAACCCATTAGAATTACTCTCACCGTAAGGGACTAGTTGACAAACTAAAAATAAAAACAGTATAATAGGAGATGAGCATGATTGTAACTATGACGAATTTGGACTACTTGATTGAGTCCGTTCGCATTCGCTTAGGTGACTTCAACGAGGATCAGTACTCGGAGCCTTTGATTCGCATGTCATTGGTAAACGGTGTGAAGTTCCTGCAAAAACGGTGGCGATCGAAGTATCAAATCTTCAGTTCGGGTTTGATTGCTGCGGAGCAGCCAGCAGGCGCACCAGCTGCCGGTGTTATTTGGTGCAGTACAGTGAATGGATACGCGTTTCTACCAAGCGGTCTACGCACAGGCGATACGTTTAGGAATCCGTTTTTATTGTTTGTGCAACCACCGTTGCCAATCATTGAGCAGAACGACGAAGATGCAATAATACTAGCCGCGACCTATCTAGTACATTTGGCCAAACTATCCTCGTCTAGTTCTGCGTTTACCTCGTGGTCTACCGCCGACGTAAAGTACACAAATACTGAAGCGTCCCGATCCATGAACCACGTGCTAGACACACTGCAGGAGGAACTAACTGCAATGTTTAAACTAAAGATTGCTCAACCGAAGTCCACCCGTCAGCCGCTCAACACAATCATCGGTCCAAAGGTTTATTAAAAAGGAGACGTTATGTCACGACCAGTACAAAAGATGTTATACATCGGAGACTTTCCAGTACAAACTGGATTTGGGGTAGTTAGTACTAACCTTATACGTACATTCAAGAAAATTTATGACTTGCATGTGCTTGGGGTTAACTACTACGGGGATTATTCCCCATTGATTGAAGGATTAAAGGTGTACCCTGCGTCGTCTGGCGGTGAGGTCTGGGGTGTTACGCGTCTAGCCGAGATGCTGACGCGTATTCAACCTGACGTTGTGTTTGTGTTGAACGACCCGTGGATTTGCCGTGATTATGCTACGGTTTTTGCAAAGTACAAAGCGGACAATCCAGCATTTAAGGCAAAGTTTATCGCCTACACTCCGATCGATGCGGAGAACATTAAGAGTGAATTTGTGGAGGGTCTTCAACAATACGATCGTGTTGTATCCTATACAAACTTCGGCAAGCGCGAGTTAGAGAACAGACCACCCGACATTGCGCTTAAAAATGTAGCCGTAATTCCTCACGGAGTTAACACGCAGTCGTTTTATCCATTACCCGACAAAAAGACGTTGAAGAAGAACATGATGCTTGGTGAGGATGATTACATTGTACTTTGTTTGCAACGCAATCAACCGCGCAAGCGTATTGATCTCACCATGTACTACTTCGCCGAGTGGGTGAAGCGGTACGACCTTCCTCCAAACGTGCGCTTTTACTATCACGGTGCGTTGCAGGACTTCGGTATCGATGTCTTGCAGTGGGCCACCTACCTCGGGATTGAGGAGCGGTTGGCGATTTCCTCCCCAAACATCCGTCCTGATGCGGGACTACCTGTGGAGCAGCTCAACATGGTGTATAACGTCGCCGATGTGTTCTTCACTACTACCGCTGCAGAGGGCTGGTGTTTGCCAGTGGCCGAAGCGATGGCAGTTGCCTGTCCTGTGATTATCCCACGTCACTCAGCGTTGGCCGAGTGGCCAGAGGGTAATGCCGAGTACATGGAGATCTACCCATGGCCCGCGCTTACTGATCGTGGCTTGAACACAATTCATCACGTCACTGAAATGGAAAGTGCTATCGCCACATTACACAAGCTGTACACTGACAAGCAGTATCGGCTGGAGCTAGGTCAGCGCGGTTTTGAACACATGACCCAAAAGAAATTTAACTGGGATGTGATCGCGCGTCAGTTTGTGGAGATTATTGATGAAGCACTTAAACAAAAAGTTTGATGGCGTGATCAAGAAGTACATCAAAAGACTCTTGACACGGTTGGAAGCTCGTGGTATAGTTACCAGCGTAGTTCGGAAAGATATTCTTGATGAGCTAAATTCGATGGCGAGAGAAATCGCCGTAATGCAGGAGAGTGGTGAATAATATGGCATTTGGTAAGATGATTCAAGAAGCACAGCAAGCGTCAGTGTCGGCCGGAAGCGCAAAGAGCATGTTCCTCGATTTGCACGAGGGTGTCCGTATCATTCGGTTCCTTCCCGATCCCGTGAATCCTCTGGAACCTTTGTTGGGGCCAACTGTGCTCCACGTGTGGCTCAAGGTGATGCGCGGTGGTGTGGAAGTACAACGTCGCATTTTCGTAGATAACGAAACTCGCCGGTTGTTACCCGAGTCGGTACAGGAAAGCGTACGCCGTCGGTTCTTCATTAACGTGTACGACAAGAGCAAGGTGGTTAAGCTGGAGGACGGTAGCACCGTCTACGCCAACTTGCAGAACCAGTTCATTCAGGTCAACAAGGGCGAAGCTCGTGTGATGACTGATCCTCCGGCACCGAACAACTCGGTTGTTATCCTCGAGGCCAGCGTTTCTGGTGGTCAAGGTGCTGGCGGTATGCTCAACGACATGGAGTCATTGGCGATGTCGGCACTGGATGCGGACAACAACTTGATTCCGATCACGCAGATTGATTTCCAAATCACGACCCGTGGCAAAGGGCTTCAGACCAAGCGCCATGTGTACCTCGGTACGAACCGTGACCCATTGGCTCAGTTTGTGTACGATCTCCCCGTGTTTGATTTGGCCAACTTTGCCAAACCTTACCCAGCTGCAGCGATCCGCGACCTTATCAAGGGCGAGGACTACGGCGAGGTGGTCAAGGCGTACAACGTGACGGTCATGCCACAGTTGGTCTCACGCACAGCTGGCGTAGAGGCTACGGCGGTCGGGGTAGTGAAGGCGCCTACCGCTCCCATCGAATCGTTGTTTGACCAAGAGTTCTAGTTTTCCGAGGTGGGGTGGTGTTAGTAATAGCACCACCCCCTCTTTTTTATTAGGAGTTTGTCATGTCACGTGGTTACAAATCAGATTGCCCTGAGTGCGGGGGTCATAACTTGTACGTTACTCCGGACAACGGTGTTGAGTACTGCTTTAACTGTGGCTACCGCCGATCGCCCGAGCACCAAGCCGCACCGCACATACCAACGTTTAAAGTCAACCCATACATACAGGATATACGACACTACTACACGAAGCTGGGCGCCTACTATCACGCTTGCGTCACACCAGCGGTTCGTGCGTACCTCAACACTCGTGGTATTAGCGACTCGCTCATTCAGCATTACGGTCTTGGCTACTGCCCTGCAAGTACTAACACTATGTATGAAGAGGCTATTGGCAAGATTGCAGGGATCAGTACATCTAACGGTAAGTCAGTACTTGCAGGGCGGATTATATTTCCGTACTTCAACCCCTTGAACAACATGGTTTGCGACCTACGCGGGCGTGCGTTCGATGCGTACGACAGCGACGTGAAGTACAAAGGTCCATACAACACTGCATCGGCACGCGGGGCCGACGAGTGGCCTTACGATGCAGCGTGGTGCTTAAGCACTGACCCGCTGGTTATCACAGAGGGTGAGATCAAGTCACTTGTTGCTACTGCTGCAGGAGTTCCAACGGTTGGCCTACCCGGCATGGGTATGTGGCGGTGGCGTATCAAACCGGCGGTGGACACACAGAGACGGATGGTAGTGATCTTTGATGCACAACGCAACCCAGCAGTGCACGAGGCAGTGATGCAAGCTATTGATCGCATCGCACAAAAAATACCGGATGTGTTTGTCGGTACGCTCCCATTGTGGGGTAACAAGACAGATGTAGACGAGTTCATTTTGACACGGGGCGCGCAAGAGTTTAAGATGATAGTGAATTCCGCGCTACCCTACACTACATGGGCTAGCCTACAACGAAGAGGTAATTAGATGTATCAAGACACAGTGGCTGAGTGGCGCTTACTGGCCAGTTTCACACGTAATGCTGAGGCGTTGCACAAAGTAACTGAGGCCCTTGTCACCGAAGAGCGCAAGGCAATCCTTACCAAACTCAAAGACGCTCACATGCGCTACGGTGAGTGCTCGTACGAAGTGCTTCGTATGGCTTTCGATGGAGAGATCCCCGGGGAGTTACTTGTGCAGTCTGCGGTCAACCAGAACGCACTGATTGATGACTTGGCCCTAGTGGCTCGCCGTCGTCAACTGTACGAGGCCAGCAAGGTACTGGAGTATGAGTCACAGCAATACCACCCGAATGAGAAGTCAGTGGACGCTGCACTCGAATTTGACGCGGTGATACCACAGCACGACAGTGCTCTGCTCGGTGGAGCACAGCGTATGCTTGGTGATCTCATTCGCAAGGTAGATGGTACCTACGCATTCACTCGCACCGGCATTAGTTTTTTAGACCAGATGCTGGGCGGTGAGTGGTTACCAAAGACACTCAACATCATCATGGCCAAGCCGGGTACAGGTAAGACTGCCTTAGTTGGCCAGTCGATGCTTGAAATGGCACGGCAGTACAACACACGCAGTCTGTTCTTTTCATTGGAGATGAGCAAGGAGCAATTGATTAGTCGCTGGGTAGCATACCTACTCAAGATTGATGCGTCAATGCTTCAGTTTGGCCGTCTTACAAAACCACAGTCGGAGCAGGTGGAGCAGGCTGTGATGTACCTGCAGTCGTTACCGCTGTTTGTAGTAGATGATCCCACGGTTAGTTTGGATGCCATGCGTAAAGAAATCCGAGACGCTGCTCGTCAGGGCTGTCGTGTGGTATTCCTAGACTACCTGCAGATCACCCGGCATCATGTCCACGGCAATCGTAATCAGGACCTTGGTGAGGTTGCAGTACTACTGAAGGAAGCAGCCAAGGAACACAACATTGCGATTACAATTCTATCTCAGATGAACAAGTCCTCCGAGGGGTTGGACGCGGTACGTGACTCAGGTGAGGTGGCTCAGGTTGCCGACACCGTGCTCGAGCTGGCTCCTATCGATGACTATCCGGATGACCAAGGCAATCGCGCAATCAGTTTAAAATTTCATAAGAACCGCAACGGTAAGTTGGGTACTTCAACGGTGGTGTTTAATGGTGCGTACCAAAAATTTAGCGGGGGTGTCTAACCCCATCACGTCTCCTGAAGAGAGTGAGCGTTTGAAAGAAGAACGCAAGCAACGGAACCGGCTGAACCGACAGCGTGCAAAGAACATGGAGCGTCGGGTGGCACGGTACCTTGGCGGAGATCGCACACCACAGTCAGGCGCAGGTAGCAGTAAAGGGGATGTCGCAGTCCTCTTTACAAACCGCCCCGGTCGATACCTTGTTGAGTGTAAGCTCACTGATCAGTGGTTCAACGGCCACCCGGCCATGTCGCTAAGTAAAACATGGCTGCTTAAGATCCAAGAGGAAGCAAAGCAGATGAACGCATTGTTTGGTATCTTGGTGTTTCGATTTCATCAACGGCAGGATGATTACGTGTTGGTGCGTGCGTCGGACATGGCCAAGCTGGTTAAGATGGGAGATACCCCGCTCAGCTTGGCGTTTGAGACCAGCGCAAAGACCATTCACATGACGTTCGAGCGTGCACAATTATGCAAACAGTCCCCGGGGTTTGTCAGCGTATCCATAAACTATGTGATATACTACCTCATGACATTAAGCATGTACAAACAACTGCTGGACGAGTCGTAGGAGAGACAATGGCCAAAGCAACCGTAGACAATAGCCCTTTCGCACCGCTCATCGGTAAGCAGATAACCATCGAGTTTGATGGCATCGTACTGAACGCGGTGCTTCAGGCTGTCGAAATGCAGAAGCTTACGGGCATGACGAATGCACCAGAGAAGCGTGTGCGAGAGGAAGGGAAGTACTACACACCGCCCTGCATAAAGGTGGTGTGTGATGTAGGATCAATGGTATTTGTGCAAGAGGATTGCCAGATTGTGGCAATCGCAAATGGTATCGCGTTTATGTTTTCTGATTATGCAGTGAGGATCCGATGTACCAACTAATCATCAATGAGCAAGAGTTCCACGCGTCGCTACCAAAATTGACGGGCACGCTGTATGTGGACACTGAGACGACTGGCCTTGACCCACACACGTACACACTCTTGTTGGTGCAGATTGCTACCGATACCGATGTGTACGTGTACGACTTTACACGGCTTCCCTTGGAACTGGTGCGTTTGTTTGCACCTATGCTTGGTGGTGAGCAACTCAAGGTATTGCAGAACGCAAGCTTTGACATCAAGGTGTTCTACAAGTTCGGTCGGTTCGTCATGCGGAACATTCACGACACCCGTATTGTAGAAGCCATGCTCACTGCTGGTCAACTGGGTGTGCAGAACAACTTAGCTGCTATTGCTGATCGTCGGCTTGGGTTGACCCTAGACAAGACCGTGCGTGACCAGTTCACGAATGGCTTCACCGAAATTACCGCCGAGCAACTTGAGTATGCAGCTAAGGATGTCACTGTGCTACAGCAGTTGTACCCCGTCCATCAGATTCTGATTGCAGACGCGGAGATCGAGAAGGTGTACAAGCTGGAGTCTGACCTAATTCCGGTAGTAGCCATGATGGAGTACTACGGCATGCCGTTCAAGAAGGAGCACCTCAGTGGGCTGGAGCCTGTGCTGCAGCTACTGATTAACAACGCTGAGAAAGCAGTACAGCGTATGGTTATTGAGAATGGTGCTGCCGATCAGGTGGTCTTTAGTCGTGATGGGTACAAGGCGCTTAACAGTTCCTCGAACCAGCAGATGCTAAAGTACTTCAACGATGTCGGCATCAACGTCACCGATCTTAACGCACGTACTATTACTGAGTGGGACTTCAAACACCGTAAGTCTGCCGAGCGGTACGAGATGGACTCAGCGTTGTTCGATGACGACTTGCTGGAGTCGATTGATGCCTTCGGTCGCTACGAGAACTTTCAACTTCGTATGTACGCATACTTAGTGGGTGCTCGTAAGCTACAGTCAACCTATGTCAAGGGGCTACAGGAGATGGAGAACCCAGTGACCAAGCGCATCCACTGTACCTTTAATCAGATCGGTGCAGCGACTGGTCGCTTTAGCAGTTCACGCCCTAACCTGCAGAACTTGCCGTCGGACCAGAAGATGCGGAACCTTGGGGTGAACGAGAGTATTCGCCACGCGTTTGCCGTCAATGATAATCGCCGGCTGATTATTGCGGACTACTCTACGATTGAGTTGGTTATCATTGCAGACGCTAGCAACGATGCTGCACTTGTGGCCAACCTTGGAGACCTACACACATACGTTGCGAAGCACGTACTGGGGGTGACGGAGATCAATGATAAGAATAAGAAAGAACACCCGTACAAAATATGGCGAGACGTCGCTAAAATGGTCAACTATTCTATTGCTTATTCTGTTGGCGGTGATTCTTTGGCCAAGCAGATGACCATTCAGTTGGGTCCGCTTGGTGTGAAGTATACACCGAAGCAGGGTGATGAGATTATTGAGCAGTGGAAGCAGATGTTTCCCGAGGCTACGGCGTGGCTAAAGAAGAGTGCCCGCAGTGCAGTATTGTTTGGCTGGGTTGCTGACAGTTACGGACGTAAGCGATGGTGGAATCGGGCAGAGTTTCACCAACGGTGGAAGAAAGAGGCGGCTGAGCGTGAGGCAATGAACTTCCCGATCCAAGGGCTCAGTGCCACCATGGTTAAGCTTGCGCTGATCAAAGCGTTTGATCGCTTGGACCTGCGACAGGCGGTGATTGTGTCCACCGTGCACGATGAAATCATTCTTGAGAGCACGGTTGGGTACGCGGAGACAGCCAGCACAATCTTGAAGGGTGCCATGGAAGAAGCAGCACAGGAAGTGCTACCGAATCTTGGCCACACGGTGAAGGTAGACCCCGCAATTTCTACTAAGTATGATAAGTAGGTGATGAATATGTTGAGTATGCTACTAGTGGTCGTTTGTTTTATCTGGTGTCAGATGTGTGTGCGGCAAGCACGCATTAATCCGACTGACCCGCAGTGGGTTAACAGTTGGGTTACCGCGTTGCAGATGGGTGCGATACTTTTAATTTTTCTTGCAGCAGTAACAGGGGGTGAGTGGTGGCTAAGAAACTAGACTTCTCGAACATTGCCTTTGGAGATACACCGATTGAGTACCGCTACTATCCTTCGAGCATCATTTCGTTGAACCAAATCATGGGGGGTCATGGCTTGCGTGGTGGGACAATCACGCAACTGCTGGCTGAACCGGGACACGGTAAGACAACGTTGGCCTTGGACTTCCTTGCTCAAGGGCAGAAGTCCTCAGTCAAAGAGGTCGAGGTAACACAGGGTAAAACTACTCGAAAGATAAACGCATTGTTTGTCGATTTAGAGCGCTCGTTTGACCCTGTGTACGCGGAGAAGATCGGCGTAGACCTGTCAAAGCTGCTCGTACTGCGGCCCTCGTATGCTGAGCAGTGTCTGGCACAGGTTGAATGGTTCCTGACTAATGGGCTACAGCTGATTGTGTTCGATAGTGTCCCGGCGATGGTAACCAAGGACGAGTTCGAGAAAGAGATGGACGACCCAGCACGCATGGCTGGTGCCTCAGGATTGTTATCGCGCTGGGTTATCCGCCTTGTTGGTATGGTACACAACGCTGATGCAATGTTTATCTTCATCAATCAGTACCGTGCTAACCTCTCGCCCATGGCACGCACAGAGAAGAAACCCTTTGGTGCACGGTCGTTGCGGTACTACTGCAACGTTATCTTGGAGCTGGTGCGGATACGCAACGAGGACGAGAAGACAATCATTCAGGCCACAGTGACAAAGAACAAACAATCCGGCGAAGGGAATCGCTGTGAGTATGTGATGCTCAAGGGCCGTGGTCTTGCTCCGGAATACGACCTATTGGCATTGGCCTTGGAGTATGGTATAATCACCAAAGCAGGAGCATGGTACGAGTATGCGGGAAAGAAAGCCCAAGGGCTCGACAATTGCATTCAGCAGTTTGACATGGATGAAATTCGCAAGCAAGTACAAGCGTAGGAGAATGAGATGAACCCCAATCTTGAGACATGGATTGATAACGTGCCGGACTACTACGACATGACTACTGCGTACAACGCATACGGTCGTCTGAAGCAACGTCTGGTACTCAAAGAGCGGGAGATTGAGCGCATCGAGCAGCAGATTGCAATGGAGGAGGTAAAGCCCCGCAGTAACGAGGCACGTGCACTGAAGCTTTCACGCACAAGCGCACTGCTTGATGAGCGGGCCGAGATCCAAGCGGAGCTGGTGATGCAGGAGTCGTACGTGAAAGCGTTGGAGTACCGCAAATCAATGTTTGCGAGTGCTGCGTACACTATCAAAATGCGCTACGAAGCTCCGATGGGGGAAGTAGAGTGACCGACACACTACCTGAGTTCAGTGCCAGCCGGTTTAACTTGTACAAAACATGCCCCCGGCTGTACCGCTACCAGTATATCGATCACTTGGAGGGCAATCGTCATGTATATACGCTTATGGGCAGTGCTTTGCACTTGGCAATCGAACACTACTACAAGACGAAGGAGAACCCGTTACCGCTCTTTACCAATAACTTCCACGAGTTAATGGCTGCGGCTAGCGCCTCCGAGAACGGGGTGGTCGCGGGTAACCTACTTGCGAAAGCAGTAACCCTTGGCCAGTCTATCCTACGGGGCATGGACTGGGGTACACTCGAGCCAAAGGAAATTGAGTTCGGGTTTCGGTTACCCTTCCCCGCGGAAAATCCCTTAGTAATTATGCGTGGGTTTATCGACATGATTACGGAGGATGAATGGATCGTAGACCACAAGAGTGGTGGTAAGAAACCAAGCTCAGTAGAGCTGGCCAACAACCCACAGCTGTTGATCTACGTGTGGGCATACGAGCAGTTGTATGGCCACAAGCCGAAGCGTGTGATCTGGCATCATCTCCGCACACTAGAGTTGTGTGAAGCTAAAGTGATGGACGATTACGACGCCAAGCTGGAAAAATTAACGAAGACACTGGTGAGCATCCTTACGGATACAACGTTTGAGAAGATACCGGAAGGTTACTTTTGCAAACAAGTGTGCGCCCACAATCACCTGTGTTGGCCAAGGCAAACGGATGAAGAGTCGCTTACTTTTGCGGGAGACTCTTAGGGATCTCCTAGCAAACAAACTACCGATAGAGGATCGGGTAGCAATCGAGATGACTGTGCAAGCAAATGCACACTTCATGTTAGACAATCACCCGAACTCTATCGTTATCCTCCAGCAATGGAGCGAGGGATACTCACCAATGGAGATTGCGTCGATGCACAAGATGCACAACGGAGTAGTCAAAGACATTCTTCGGTTTTGTTTTGAACTACTTGGAAGAAAGCTACACATTGAAGACGGTAATGTACTCTCACAGGTACCACCACAGCTGACAAATGTAGCCCGCAGTGTATTCAACGCTTACTATGATACGTTTACTGAATTACCTGAAAGGGATATGGAAGTGAGTTAATGAAAGAAAATGAATGGTCGGTCGAGTTGTCGGCGGATATATTACGTACTATACGCTTAGAGTGTAACGGAAACATTGCGGCGATAACCGTGACGCGGAGGTGGGGTGAACAAGAACCAGTGACGTTGTTTGTAGAAGAGCGCGAGTCGCTCAAAGCATCGATCGCTGAACTAGGTTCACAGATGGTAATTCTGGGGATGATTGTTTCGCACATCGGCCCAGACAAACCGGTGAGGACTAAATGAAGGGTATTTATTTTTCAAATAATTCATACGGTATTCGCTGGTGGGATAAAGAACAAAAGAAATACATCCACGGCGGGCGATTCGCTACTCGTGAAGAAGCTGAAATTGAATTAACTCGCCGCATGGGTAATCAGCCAACGCCCACCATCCGCGGCGTAGACATGGTGCAGTATGATGCAGACTACGCGGATTCATTATGGAAAGCGGCTGGTAGCGTGCACAAGGTTGTGCGTAAAGCAGCTGAAGAACGTCGGCACACTGCAATTCATCTGGGTGATCAACCAGTGGCTCTTGCGTTTCTTTCTGATCTGCATATTGGCAGTGAGGGCACTGATTACGATGCGATAAAGAGAGACACCGACCTGATCTCCAAGACTGACGGCATGTACGCAGTGTTTCACGGGGACGGTATCGACAACTGGATTATCGGCAAGCTCCAAGCGTTGCAGCGCAACCAAGCGGTGTCTTTTAAGAACGAAATCTTGATGTTCCGCCGTTGGCTTGAGCTAATCTCTGAGAAATTGTTGATCGTTGTCAGCGGTAACCACGACAACTGGACCAAGAAGTTGTCTGGCATCGACATCATCCCGAACTACCTGACCAATACGTGTGTACTGTACGATCCATTCGAGGTGCGGGTGCAGGTGTCTTGCGGTACTGGTAGCTGGGATATGCTGATCCGTCATCAATGGAAGTCATCCAGTATCTTTAACCCCACGCATGGTATTGAGGTAGGGTACGATCGCATGACCCTGCCCTTTGATATTGGTGTAGGCGGTCACACACACATCGGTACGCTTGTGCGTCCGTTCTATCGTCACAACAAGGAACGGTTGGCAATCCTGACTGGTGCTTACAAGCGTGTGGATAGTTTTTCGAAAGAGATCGGTTTTGCTGACACCATGACCAACGGATGTGGTGCACTAATCCTTTTCCCAGACGGAAAAGTGTGGTATAATTCTGACTTAGAGGTAGCAGCTAGTTACCTCACCTACTTACGGAGGCAGCAATGGTAGACGAATGCGAGAACTGTGGCTTGGAGCTGGACGATTGCACGTGCGGAGAGACCGCGGAAGACACCACCCTACACCTCCCAGAGGGCAGCAATGCAACCCGGCATGACTACCGACAGGAGGAATGGCTGATGCGCTATCACTACGCACAGACGCAACATCAGAATGACCAAAACCACTGAGATCATTAAGGCTGAGATGCGTGCTGCCCGTACAACTGTTGAAGAGTTGGCCGAGTATGCAGGCATCTCAGCTAAACGCCTTGAGGATATACTAGAGGGTACTAAAAAACCTAGCATCTCTGAAGGCATCGCAATCGCTAAGTTCTTTGAGTTTGATCCGCTATTAATTATTGGAAGGCACTATGACAATTAGTATTGTGTCCGTTACGCAGCCCGAGCCAGAGTTGAACATGACCGCGGAGGAGCTGGTAATTTATAACGCTCGCGTGTCTAATCCTGCTGGCCAACACAACCACTGGTCAGCACCCAAGTTGATTTATCACTTGATTCGCGAGAAACATTGGAGTCCGTTTGACATGGTTGATGTAACTATGGAGGTTACTACTACGCGAGATATATCCCGGCAGATGATTCGACATCGCAGCTTTGCAGTGCAGGAATTTAGTCAGCGATATGCTGACCCGACAACTGCGCTGGGGTTCTCTACTCGTGAGCCACGGTTGCAAGATACTAAGAATCGGCAGAACAGTATTGAGCTAGAAAAGACCGAGGCCACGCGAGAGCTGCGTGAGCAATGGTATGCACGGTTACAGGCAGTGATTAACTACGCACGATTTACTTACGACTGGGGCTTACAACGGGGCATTGCCAAGGAACAGCTGCGTGCGGTGCTGCCCGAGGGGTTAACACTCTCCCGCCTGTACTTCAAGGGCAGTCTTCGATCATGGATGCACTACTGTCAGGTACGCATGCACCCATCGACACAGAAAGAGCACCGCGAGATCGCCGTAGCAGCGTGGGCCTTACTAGAGACGAAGTTCCCGGTAATTATCCCTGCGTGTAATGTGCGTTTTGCAAAAGAAAAAGCGTTTGAAGAGGAGTACTGGAATGATTAACAAGTCGGACTTGGTAAAGGAAATGACCGATCGATTGGGGCTGACTGTAGAACAGGTGGTCAAGCCTAACCTTAAAAAGACCGCTTACATGGCCGAGCTTCCTACGTATGCAGAGCAGAAGGCAGAATTCCGCGATGTCTTAGAGGCACTGTGGGACATGCATCAGCAAAAGAGCGCCGACTACGGGCCGTGGAATGTAAACGCGGTTGGTGAGACCGGTGTGGCCGTGCGTATCTGGGATAAGGTTGCGCGCTTGATGAACTTACTGGGTTGGGATTTGTCCACGGGTAACTTTACCGCACCAAAAACTCCCCGCAATGAATCTTTGGATGACACGCTTATGGATTTAGCCAGCTACTGTATCATAATGATAATTTATCGAAGGGGGAAATGGGGAAAATGACGCTAGAACCAACAGCACCAGAAGTAATAAAAATGCCGGAGTACGATCCATATAAGGATCCACTTCATCCCGCAGGTAATCCCTGCAGTATTTGTGACAGTCCGTTTGATGACGAAGAATGGGGAACGATTGGTTGGGTTGGCATCCTCCCACTCTCACTCTGCGCTACCTGCAACGCTGGCATCTTTGATATGGTCTACACCCTGACCGATGAGGACACCCTCAAAGAACTGTTGGCCAGTAAGACCGAGGATGGTCCAGTCATACAACAACTGCCTGAGTAGTTGACCAAACGAACTGACAAGGATTACTTGTCAGTTCGTTCTTGCATGTCGGTACAAAATAAAACTAAAGGAAAACTACGTGATTAACAAACTTACTATTGATTCGTCGAACAGCCGCACACCGCTTTGTGATCTTGGAGTAAAATATCCTACGGATAAGTCTCCGTACATTATTGACACGTGGAGTAACCGTCGACATCCGTACACGGCTATCTACGACTTCCTGTTCTCATCTATTCGCCACAAACCACTGATCGTGGGAGAAATTGGCATTGAAAGTAACCACTCCATGATGTGCTGGCGAGAATACTTCCCCGCAGCGCAACTTACCGGCTGGGAGTATTATCCTGAAAAGATAACTAAGGCTGTCGGAGATGCACTCAACAACACACGGTACATTCATATGGATGTAACATCAGAAGCTTCTATTGCCGATGGTTTTCGTCGCGCGGTCAGCGAGTTTGACATTATTATCGACGACGCAACTCACGATTTTAACGATCAAATGCGCGTGCTTAAGTTTGTGCACGAGTATCTAAAGCCCGGCGGTTACTTTATCATTGAAGACATCTTTAGATCTCGGTCAGAGTCTGACTACGAATCAGCATTGGCCCCGTACATGAAGTACTACATCTCAGCAACGTTTATCGACGCGGAGCACAGCCTCAGACCCTCCGGCAGCGAATTGGACGATAAAATGCTTGTGCTTGTCCGAAACGCTACTCCGTGTGGCAGCTAGTTTAAAAGGAGAACTATATGAATGTTATTTTTGGCGTTTACAGTGGGTACGGTAGCTTAAAAACTGACAAGGGTGGAATACACTACTTTGCAAAAAGCTTAAGAAAGTATAACCAAGACTGTAAGGTAATCGTACTGTGCGAGAAAGGCAAAGTGTTTAAGGAATTAGAGGACTTGTGCGCTGAGCACAACCTTCAAATTTACAGTGATTTTGTTTTTAACTATGACCTGATGCTGCATCGTTATGCAATCTACTACGATATACTATCAAAATGGCCCGATGGGGATATTAATAAAATAATGCTCTGTGATCTAGACGATGTCATTTTTCAGAGCGATCCCTTTTCTGTAGAATTTGACGAGCAGCTGTACTGTGCGGCAGAGCAGAACATACTTTCGGACAGAGGCAACGGTAGCTCCGGCTTAAACAGGTACTGGATTGAGCAGTCATCTGTTGTTGCCAGCTACAATAACAATAACTTTGAGGGTCAGCCGGTCGTGTGTGCGGGTACAATCTTAGGTAAGTATGCGGGGATCCTAGATTGTTTAAAGTTCTATGTTAATGTACAAGATAGACGGCCGGGTTCTAACAACGTCTACGACCAAGCACTGTACAATATTTACATTTACAATCACACCGACGCAGACTTTAGAAAGATTCTACCGCACAAGAGTTCGCGCATATTGACACTCGACAGTGTTGCTTTCGAGGACTTAAACGTACAGGACAATAAGGTATTGAACGAGGAGGGCGAGGTATACGTTATCTTACACCAAATCAATCGATGCAACCCAGAATTTATGAAAAATTTAGTTGATGGATAGGGAGGGATTAATGATTCACATCATCACGCCATGCACACGACCCGAAAATCTTCCGAGAATGCAGCAATCAATTCCGCCCGAGTGTACATGGACTATCGTGCTTGACGCATCCGTTACCGAGATGCCAGAGGGGGGTGGGTTAAAAGCAACAATCTATCGCTCACCAAGTACCGGTCATTTTGGTAATTCTAATCGCAACTTTGCACTCGACCACATGTACTTCGACGATCTCGATTGGATTTACATCCTCGACGATGATAACATTATTCATCCCGATTGGTATGCACGAGTCAGTACGTTGAACGATGGGGAATTAAACATGGTAAGCTGGGGGCAAGTGTGGCAAAACAACAACGTACGATTGCAGCCCGCACCAAATCCTAAAGTCGGCAACACCGATACCTCATGCTACATGGTTCGTGGTCGGATCATGCAGAAGCTTCGATACGAATTAGAGTACGTAGCTGATGGCATTCTTGCAGAGCGTGTCGCACAGCAAGGTGGCCACCTTTGTTTGTATGAGAACCTAGGTTACTACAACTACCTCCGTACTCCCGACGATCAAAAACTTTAGCCTTCGTGGTGGCCAGTACCCTGTACTTGTCACCACACGCGCCAGCATAGCTCAGTGGATAGAGCAACTGCCTTCTAAGCAGTTGGCCATGGGTTCGAGTCCCGTTGCTGGTACCATATTGCACACCTTACGCCTTTGTGATAAAATACACAAAGGCGTAGCCTTTTAGG